AAGGCGCGGAGTTCCGTCACCACAACCGCCCGCTCATTCTGCCAAAGCTGCATTTCATCAGCCTGGATTGCCTTGTCTATGTCCTGAACGGTGAAGGCGTCCCCGGCTATCCGCAACGCCTTGAGGATTTTCCTGTCCAGCGTCACCGCGCGCCCATCGCTTCGGCCTTGATGTCGTCAAGACCAAGCGCCCTGTCCCATATGGACGCTGCCGGAATGGTCATCCCTGCCCTGTGATAGCGGGCATTCACACGGAAGTTACAGACACCGTTTGATGTTGGCGTAACCGCGCTTCCAGACGTGTGCGCTTCTGCCGTGCTGTCGCGGTATTTCACCGTAAGCATTGGCGTGACGTTGGTTCCTTCCACAAGGGGGCGGGCCGCGCGAAGCATGGACTTGCGCCCCGGCGTGAACTGCGCATCACCCGTCTCAACGTAAGCCTCTAGGGCCGTCCCGGTGAAGAAGCCTTGTCGGTGCGACGTATCGAACCCGGAGATGAGAAGCTGCCCGGACCCGGCGTAGTACAGCGAGTCGAAAGGATAGACGAGGCTATCAATCGTGGCTGCAATTGCAGCAAGGCCATCAATGGTGATGGAAGACTGCGTTGCGCCCGTATAGATGATTTCGTGGTTGATCTGAGCATAGGTCCATTCACCAGAAGGCCAGTGATAAGCAAGGATTTCGTTCGGTGTTCCGTCGCTTGACGTGCTGGACGGGTATCCAAATAGATACAGCTTGCGGGCGGGGTCAATGGCCGCCGAACAACGGTCATAATAGCTGGCGTTGATGCGGGCATTCAGCCAACGGTCGATCTTTTCCGTTCCGATGGGGACAAGTTCAGAACCGCCACGGATCATATACATGCCATCGTGCGCCTTGAAGAACACAAGGTTTTCATAAGACGCAATCGAGCCAGGAATCTGACAGCCAAGCGTGTTGGAAATCTTGTCAAAGCGGAAAATCGTGGGCGGGCCTTCAAAGGCCATGCGCTGAATGGCGCGTTCCTGAAGAACGATTCCGTACTCACCACCGACAAAGCCCATGATGATGCCGCCGTCCGGGAAATCCTGATAGTCGGCCATGGTCGTGGCGCTAGGCGTCCATGCCGTGATGTCGTTGATGCCGCACCACTGAATGCGGTTGTAGTTCGTATTTACGCGGGCCAGAATGGCGAAGTCACGGATTGTCCCTGTGAACGCCGCCTGCGGGGGAGAACCCGAAAGCGCCGCAAAATTCGTGGATGCCGAAAGCTGGAAGACCTGTGTTGCGTCGGCCTGATTGCAGCCAATCACATAATCACCAAACAGGGTGAAATACCACCAGCCATCCGTTGCCGTGGTGTAGGCACCACCCACAAGCCGGGACACGTCCGAATAAGATAGGCCATCCGATGCGGCCTTGTAGAGCTTCGTGGCATCGCCTGCGAAGTTGAACACCGTGCCAGTTAGTCCGCGCACGGAGATTGCCCCACGGGCGCGGGCAGTCAGCGCAGAAGCCACATTGGAGAACGAAGGCCACGGCTTATAACCCGTTGCAGACGGCGGAATGACGTTCCGCGCATCCGACGAAACAGACGGGTTGAACTGCACAATGTCAGGGAGCCAAGGGGCAAACGGCGTCATTAGACACCCGTAAGAATGTTGAACGTGCGGCGGGGGAGCATAGCCGGAATGCCAAGGAACTTCTGCGGGCGGCGGTGACGGTCTTCCTCAAGCAGGGAATCGTAAGCCTCGTTTTCCATGGCCGAAAATCGCGCTGCGAGGTCATCTGCCTGCAAATAGTCCAGAGCAATGCGCTTCTTTGCGGCTTGCCGGATCAGTTCCTCACCGTCTGTCATCCAGGAATTCGTATCCGCATCGGCAGAAAGCGTAGTGAACTTGTAGATATAGGACAGCGTGACCGTGTAAACGGCATCAGGAATCGGGAAAAGCCTGATGCTGTTGGTAAAGACCGTATAGGCATATGGAACACCGACCCGATAGGCGTTCTGCTCCTGGTCAACGTCCAGATAATTGACGGACTGAAGCGGAGATTTGACGCCATTCAGCGTGACCATGGCACTTTCAATGCGGACAATGTTGGGAATGTCGGCAAGATCGGATGATGTGTAGTATTCCTGCGCCGCTACCGTGCTGAAGGTGGCAATCTTCTGGTTGAACCACCACGGACGGCCTTCATAGTCGCGGATTGCCCGCTGAATGGCGTTCTGAATCTGCGCCGTGGTCAAAGCGCCGTCATTTGCCATTTCATCTGCAATGGCCGCCTGCATGATGCCGTAAGTGGTCATTTCTTCCATTCCCCCCTTTGCAGCCACTCACCAAGATTCCCGGTGAACTTCTGCTGGCCTTGGTGATGCGTCAGGGTCATTTCATGGGCGACGAAAACGCTTCCGCCCAAATCCCGCCAGCGTTTGCAGAACCACACGTCCTCACCGATGAACTGGCCTTCGGTGTAGGGGTTTTCGAAAAAGCAATAGTGCTTCTGCCCGTCATGGGCGTAACTGCGGGCCGGATCGTTTTCCTTCATGCGCTGAAAGACTGAGCGATTGACTGCCATGAAGCCCGTGGGGGCAAACAATACTTCAACCAGCCCCGGCTCTGCCTCATGAATGGCCGTCACGTCCGGCAAGAACCGGATCGGATAGCCTTCCTTTTCGCGCTTGTAGCGATAGGCCCCGGCCACAACGTCTTTCTTGATCTTGGCGAGCTTTACGAGGTCGCCCATCGTCCATGAAATGTCTGCGTCCACGAAAACCATGCGGTCGCATTCACTTTTCAGGAATGCATCTGCCAAGGCGTTTCGCCCCATGGTGATGAGGGAACACCCCGGCAGAAACATTGTCCGGATTTCGTCGCCACCCGCCAGTGCCGAGATTTGCTCGTCCATGAGGCAACGGACAACCTCAATGGGAAGCGTCCCGTCATAGGTCGGGATAGCGACGAAAATCTTCATGCGTTAGTTCGAACCCTTGATGAGTCCGAGCGTGACAAGAGCGTTACGAATTGCATTGCCCTGCGCCGCAAGGGTCGCAATGGCGTTTGCAATAATCGTGCTGTTGTATGTGCCCGTGAGGGTCAGAATGCCGTTCGTGGCAGCGGCAACGCCGCCCGAAGCGTCAGTGATAGCGCCCTGAGCCGTGGCGGCAATCTGCGCCACAGGGGTTACGCCGTAGAAAGCGATCAGGTCAGACGTGTTCTGACCGAGCGCAACGCCGTCCGGGTTACCGTCCGACAACTGCTTACCAATAGGCATTGTGAATGCTCCTATATGAGATTTGGGAATGAATGGCGGTCCAGTGAATCCAGACCGCCTTTAAGTTATGCGGTCGAGTTCGACGCGGTGCGGCAGGCCAGTTCGGCGCGGATCGTCTTGTAGCCGTACAAAACATCGAGACGACACGGGAACTGGTCGTTGTTGATGTCGTAGGCGCGGACGATACGCATGGAGATGCCGTCCTGCACTTCGCGGCGAGCGAAGTCCACGCCCTGCGGCATGACGAGGTCGGCAGTTGCGAAGGCGAAAGCATCCTTCTGGAACAGAAGCGAGGTCTGAACCGCAGTCGAAGCCGTGCCGCCCCAGACAACGGCCTTGCCCGAACCAGCACCAACAATGGTGATGTTCTGGGTAGCGACAGAGGTGACCGGAGAAAGAGACATCAACCTGCCAACCGCCGCGACGCCCGCCGTCACCACGAACTGCTGAAGGACGCCAGTGGACACCTTGGTCTCGGGATGGACCGAGAACACACCAGCGATGGTGAACACGTCACCCACGGAAGACGTACCGCCGCCACCCGTAATGGTGATGGTGGACGAACCGGAGGTGATGCCCGTCGAGGTGTTACACACCCAAGAGGCGTCAGCCGAACCACGGGTGTGGGACGGCATCATTGTGTTTTCCGACCAGTCGAAGCCAGCCGCGCGGCCCATGTAACCGTCCTTGTACTGCTTGGACAGGCTGGTGGCGTCCTGGAACAGCGTCTTGGTGTCCTTCACCACGTCGGCCATGGAGATCGAGTCCATGAGCGCCGTACGGTCAGCGAAAGGAGCAAGCGAGCGGTTCAAAAGAACGCGGCCATCAAGAGCCTTGTTGTAGGTCGCAGAGGCACCACCGTTCCAGATGGACTGGTACACATCCTTATACATGCTGAGAGCATCGGCTTCGATGTTCGCGGCAAGAACGGCCATGGCCGGGTCAAGGATGCGCTTGGAGAAATCGTCCAAGGACAGGGTGAGTTCGGCGGAGGTGAAGTTCAGGTCAACGCCCTTCTGGTTGCTGATCTGAAGCGGAACGTAGTTTTCCTGCGTGTTCTGCACGTTGAGGACAGCGCCCGAACGGACGGTGTACTGGTTGGGCAGACGAACGCGGAGGGTATCACCGATCTTTGCGCCCTTGTTGGCGAAAGAATCGTCATAGTCGCGGACGATGTTGCCGACAAAGTTGAGCTTCTGGTGGAGAATACGCAGGGCCTCGCGGGTCACTGCGGTAGGCGTCAAAATGCTATTAGCCATTGACGTAAATCCTTTTCAGGAAAGGGAGCGTCATCACGACGCTTCCG